GAAAATGGCTACTACTGTGACAATACTGGTTAGCTTAATGCTTGCCCAGCTGGCAAGATTTGCACTTAAAGTTCCTCGATCAGATCACTGCCTAGAACTTGCCAGGCTGGTTACTACTGTTATGAAGGTATTTATGAAGTTGCGTGCCCCACAGGAACCTACTCGTTGTACTCTACATCCGGTATTTCCATCTGTACGCCAGTGCCTCCAGGTTACGGTTTTGTTGCGTCTAACCATCCTCCAGTGCAATGTCCCCGCGGTTACTACTAGGATCAATATGGTAGCAATCTCGACGGTGCCACCTGTACGATCTGTCCCGTTGGCTACGCATGTCCTGGCGGCTCAAGCGGCTACGTCAAGCGCGCTTGTGAGAGAGGTACTTACAACCCGATCCAGGGTCTAGATACCTGCCTCTCCTGCCCTGAAGGATTCTACTGCGACTCTGCATCGAGCTGGCCAACTTCGTGCCCTGTGACTTAATACTCAGATGCTGGTCAGTACCGTTGCACTGACATTCCAGCAGGTATGACCGCCGTCGGTCAGAAGAAGTCTGCCTTGGCCAGATGTGAAGATGGTGAGTACAGTTTGAGTGGTTAGTCTCAGTGCACTCAGTGCCCTGCTGGTTACAAGTGCCCTGAGAAGCATCACGAACCTCAACAATGCGAATCTGGTTACTATGTTGAGCCCGGCGCAATGATCTGTACTATCTGCCCTTCAGGTCACTATTGTCCTCAAACGACTGCTCAGCCAAGCATCTGCCCTCAAGGCCAGTGGGCTCCTCAGGGATCCTACTAGTGCTATGAATGTGCTGATGGTCATGTTTGTAACAATGCCGCTGGTAATGACGACTCGCTCACAAGCGTTGCTTGTCAGGAGTACGAGGTCACCACTGAGCATCACGAGTCATGTCAAGCATGCCCAGCCGGTTACGATTGCCCTCTGCAGTTGATGGCAAGCATCAGAAAGTGCGGCCCCGGCTTCTACTCAACCACAACCATGGACTACTGCCAAGTTACCTCGACTGGCCAGTACTCTCCCACGACGATCACCACACCCACAACCGTCTCCACTGGTTACTACGCCGAAATTGGTATGACTTATTAAATGCGTGTATTCCCCAACAGACAGTTGAAGACAACTGATGGTAGACACACAATTCTGTGCAAGCCAGGCTACTATTTGGGAAATTACTCTTGCACTGCGTCACAAGCTGGCACCTTCTCACCCATTGGCTACTCGTCATCTGGCCACAGGACTGCTGGTATCGCGTGCCCCGATGGTACCTGGTCTGTGGCTGGCTCAATCGAGTGCAGAATTTGCCCACCTGGCTATGACTGCTCAAACAAAGCTGTTGAGCCATCCACAATATGCGCAGATGGTTACTACCAAATCGGTGGAAACATGGCGTGTACTATATGCCCGGACGCCCATGAGTGCAACTTTGGAGAAACTTTGGCTCCCTGCCCTATTTGGCATTATGCTGATAGCTCAACCACTGGAGATTGCATGCCTTGCCTTGACGGCTACGACTGCACCAAGGGTATTAAGGAGTCATGTCCCGCTGGAACCTACAGTTCGGCTCAGGATATGACTTGCCTCACCTGCCCACCCGGTTACTACTGCGCGGCTCAGGTGGCCACCCCAACTGTTTGTGCTGGCGGCACTTACTCGCTTGGCGGAGCTTCCTCATGCTCTACATGCCCTACTGACTACTACTCCGAAGAAGGTAACCAGTACTGTACCCCTGTGCCTCAAGGCTTCAAGATCAACTCCGGATCAAATGGCTTGACTGTGTGTGCACACAAGACTTACTCTGATTGGGGTGAAAC